TTTCTCCGGCAGCGATTTCAGCTTCTTTCTTACCTTCGAGTTTAAGCTCTTCTGCTAATTCCGGGTTTTCCTTCAACATTTCATCTTTTGTCATAAGATTCACCTCCTTTGTTTTTGCTGTGTTTCTGAGTTTAAGTTTTGGCTTTGCTGCCTCCAAAACAGTTTCATTCATATCTATATCAACTTCCTCCCGTGAGAAAGCTGTTGCAGCCGTTTCACTGTCCCATCCAAATACACATACAGAAGCTTCCTTGAACTCACACTCTCGCCAAACAGATGCGGGACCTTTAAGAGTGAATCCATTAACTTCAACGGATGCTCCCTCTTCGAGTCTTTCAACTATTGTCGGATGTGCATAAATAGAACATTGATAAGGAAACCCACTGGAAGACAACTTTTGAAACTCCTTACTTACCTCTGTGTCAACAAACTGTGTCTTGTCTGGGTCGATTTCGATTTTTCCATTAGCTAAGATGGGGTCTTTAGAAAAAGCAACTTTCTGGCTTGTATCATGGTCTGCCAGTATTGGAAACTTGCCTTTTGAAAACTTGATGCCTTTTAAATCAATAGCGAGATTGTTCCAATACCAGTGATCTTTAATGACTCCCCCACTATAGGCGACCATGTTTAACCTTGGCTTCTTTTCCTCCCCTTCACCAAAATACTCAGTTAAAGCATGACAGCCTTCCCCTGTCTCTACTACCCTCAATGCTCCTCTTGGGACTTTTGTTTCCATTTCTCCTTGCTCCTTGTTAAATGTTATTTAGTTGCTGCGGGCTTCGGCTTTGCTTTAGGCTCTGACTTGGGCTTAGCTTTAGGCTTTTCCCCTTCAACACCTTCTTGAACCGTTTCCGCATCTACTCCCATCTCATAAACAAGTTCTGGATATTTATCATCTTCAGTTGCTTTGATAAGTCTCTGTCGACCATAGCCTCCAAATCCAAGACGTTTAGCAACTTCAGAATTAGATATCCCTGCTTGTTCAGCAACGGGACCATGTTTGACTCCAAGCAATCCTCTTGCTCTTCCTTCAAAGTCAATAGTCTCAGACACAGGAAATGAAAAATCAAGCAACTCCTCTGGTCTGTATTTTACATTTTCAAATATAGGTTTTTGGTTCTTATCAAACGCCACTGCTTCTTTCTTCTTAAATGTAACAGGAAAGTTACTAACTGTCGATTTAAGAAAGAACACAGCACTCCAAAAGTCATGTTGCAGCCATCTTTGAAAGTAAGCAATCTCGTCGGCTGTCCTATCTGACATGGGACCTCTTGAAGCTTTCACAGAAGCATAAGTTCCCTTATTGCTCCCTGTAAGAACATCATCAGGCTCATTAAGTCCACTTGCGACCATTTGCAAGATGTCTGTGTCTTGTTCCTTTATAGATGTTAAATTCGGATTTCTTACATCGAGTGATATACCGGGAGGAAGAACTAAGGAACCACCGGGTGTCTTCTTTGCTAAGATTCCTGTCTTTCTCTTGTCATCCTTTGACATAGCTAGCCACAATCTGTATGCTTTTGCATCTTCGATAGTGAAAACCCACAAATACGACCCTGACGACTTCTTATGGTCAATTTCGTACTTCTTCAAGTTCTCATAATGATTTATCCATTCAATTGTAGTGCGTAAGTAGGACACTGCTCGCCTTGTCACGAATCCTTTATCAAAAGAGACAACAAACTGGTTGTACCCTCTAAAATTCTTCCTAAACGTCTGTTTTCTGCTCTTGCTTTGTGTTGTCTCATTTGCTCTAAAATGGTCTGATTGTGCTGCAATTTGAAGTAATTCGGGGTATCTTGCAATGAAAATGCTTGGAATTTGTCTTTTTTTACCGTTTTTTTCTTTCAAAAGATAAAAAAGCGGCATTATGGTCTTATTTGGGTGAAAAATGATTCCTGTACTGTTATCTCCTGCACTATCTAACATTGCCGGGTCTAAAAAGTCAACTTCTATGAATCCCGTAACGTGGCATGTCAAAATAAGGAATAACTCACCCTCAATGTTCATTCTACCTACATACTTAGGCCAGAAGTTATATAAACGATTTCTTGGGTCAAGTTCTATCTCTTTAACTGCTTGGTGGATATCGAAAACCTCAGAAGTAGTCTCAAATCCAAGTCCAGTGAGTCTGCCAACGAGACCTCGTACAGAAGTGTTTACATGCGGATTCTTATGGAACTTACGGAAACACTCTTCTTGTAAAACCTGTTGCGTGAGGGCATCTTCTTCCTTTCCCAACCCAATGGAAGATGAAAACCCATCTTCATCTTTTGCAACCCCGGTTTCTGTTCCATATTGCCAAGGCATTGAAAACTGTATCTGACTCAATGCCTCATCTGATAACTTATCTAATTCTTCGGTCACTTTCTCGATTTCCATTAATTTCTCCTTTAATATAAAACGCCTTATATTAATTATTTTGTTTTGTCAAGTCTTTTTTAGGCTCAAGCATAATTTCCTAAAAGTCCTTCCTCTGGCACATAAGCTCCAAAAAACAATTTTCCTCCTCTTGCCCGGAAATCATCTACTCCCATCAATCTTCCACCATAAAGTCCCCAAGCATCAGCAAAAATAAAATCATCTTGTATCCCATACTTTTCCATTTTCTCAGCACTTCCAAACCACTTCTTATCCATATCGTGAGTAAAGACTTCCATCTCTTCATCTCTGATATCATCTTTCTTCGAACCAGCAATCGCAAGCTCTGGACACTTCCATCTTCCTTCATTAACCGCTATTAAAAGCTCTTTGAACGCTTCCTTTTGTCTTTCGTAGTTAGGATATATCGGCTCGAATCCAATTCCTCTATCTTTGCACCAGTTTTCCATGTCCCACATTCTATAGCGTTCACCACATAGTGTATCAATCCCATCAAACTCCTCATGTATCGTTTCAAGCATCTCTTTTGCTTTATCCATAGAATGGTCTTTAATCATGGCAACATGTAATTTGAAATAAACATATTTTGGTGCTGTCTCATCCGAAAATGTAAATTGTGTAGAACGGCTTCTCGGAAGTCCTTTTGCAGTAAAAGTAAGAATAGTTCTTGCGAGTCCACGAACAGCAAGAGGGTCCCCAAAATCAAGTCCTGCTAATATAGCCCAGTCCGTATCCAACAAGTTTCCTAAAGCTTCCAAGTCCTGCATAGTGGCTCTTCCATTTTCGTTAAATACATTCTTTAGTGTGTACTTACTATTTAAAGGAACCATCCTTTCCATTATAGCATCTATCTTCCCTTGTGTTTCAATGACCCCATCAACAAAACTCTTTCCCTTCTTTTCCAAGTCTCCTGCAACATCAATAAGATGATTCTTGTCCTTGAGCAGTTTCAACATCTTTCCGGTATTCATTAACTCACCATCAACCGAAATAAGTTTAGTCCCCTCAATTGCTTCATCTGAAAATATCCTTTGAGTTCCAGCAGACCACAAATTAAGAAAGTACCGCTCATAGTCACCAAAAGGAAATTTAGCTTTATAGTCTGACAACTGCGTTGCTGTCATATTCGGATTCCAGTAATCCTTTATATCCCCCACTTTAGAACACCTATATGAAAAATAGACTTTCTTTGTTTTACCTTTGATAAAATTCTCATAGAGACTATAAAGGATATGCGTCTTTTCAGATACCGTGGAATCTATGACTCCTAGAGAGTTGGGAATGTTACGAATTGAGCCATCAAGCTGTGTAAAGAATTTGGGATTTTTCATATCGAAGATTTCTGAGAATGTATATCCGGTGATGTTAGATACAATGCCAGTAAAAGATGAAATAGAACGAATCATTGAACGAACATTTCCCTCATCATCCTTAATGCGTATTTCCTTTTCCTGTAGATTTCTCTTTCCAACCACTGCAAGTAAATTAGGAGAGAAGGAAATTAAATCTCGCATAATATCAAAATGGACAAACTTAATCTGGTCCCTTGAATTAGCACCAAGCATGATTTGTTGCTTAGGCCAGTTAAAGAACTTCCATAGCTGTATCAGACACGCCAAAAGTGATTTTCCCTCTCCTCTTT